TTACGCCGGTCTGCCTGTCATCGAGCTTGATCGTGACCACCAGAACGCTGCAATCCTTGATTCCACCCCTGCTGATCAATCGATCTATGTGGTGACCTTCGGCAATGACTTGCTGACTGGTATCCAGAACGGCGGCATTCAGGTTCGTGACTTGGGCGAAAGCACTGCTTCTCCTCAAATCATCGTTCGTGTTGAGTGGTATTGCGGACTGGCTATGGTTAATGGCCGTGCTGCTGCTCGCCTGACTAACGTTAACGCAACTGTCTGATTTTTCCTTCTTACAATCAGCGACACTGAGGGGCTTCGGCCCCTTTTTTTATGTAATTGGGAACCTATTACAGACCAAGTTGCTAACAGTTGAGCACTAGGTTTTTAAAATTTTTAGGTATTTATTATGGCTGCACGTTCTACGGGAATGTTCCCCCGCGAAAAGTTTGACATTGACGCTAACTTTCTTGTCACTGCAAGTGACACGACCCCTGGCGTAACTCTTGCTAATATCAAGACCATCCGCGTTGGTCTTGTTAACACGACGATCACTGGCGACGCTACTGTTGTTTTCAACATTGGCGGCCAAGACGTTACTTTCACTGCTAACGATTTCGACAAAAATGGTACTGCTATTGCTCACCTCCGTGGTGCTTTGTGTGATGCGGACAACCTCGTCAAGTACACAGCCACTGCTGGTTCCGGTACGGTCTCGGTAGGCACTGCTTTCCTCGATACAGTCGATAACGTCGGTTGATTTAACAACATACGGAATAATAAGGGTGGCTAAGGTCACCCTTTTTTTGTTATGCATTTATCAAAGCTTCCCACAATCTTCGTTAAGGGTGGCGAAGAGCGCAAAGCGTTTTTTACTATCCAAGCAAAAGAGCTTATTGCTGCCGGATGGGTAGAGAAAGGAACTGAAGAAAAAGTTGCTGAGCCTGTTGCTGAAGTAAAAGAAGAACCAAAAGTTGTTGTTGAAAAGCCTAAAGCTGAAGAGAAGCCTAAAGCACGTCGCGTTACAAAAAAGAAAGTTGAAGAATCATGAACGATGAAGTTCTTTATGTGAAAGGCCCAAGATATCTTGACGGTGTTAATCTTGACGCCGACATTATTTCAGCTGAACCAAAGATCATTCGCCGGCAGGTAAGTGATCCTGTAAATGACGGAAGTCTTGGTAAACCTACATATGTTCCAGGTTCAAAGAACCTAGACGGCACACCTCTTTAATAAAAGCGGAAGACTACAAAGAACTGCGTGGGCAAGTAATGGCAATGCCTCTTTCTATTGCCAAAAGTCTTGGCAAGTCTAAAGCTAAGAAGAGCAAAGTAATTAGTGAATATGGCGGCAAGGCATCGCCTATCAAGAAAAAACCTTTCAATGGTGCAACCAATCGCTTAAGGAGGAAAAAGAGTGGCCGCTAAAGGACGCACCGCCAAATTTTACGCTAGTAATCCTGAAGCGTATAAGAAGAAACTTGCTTATGATAAAAAACGGAATGAGAAGCCAGCACAAAAGAAATATCGGGCGGAACTAGCTAGAGAGCGTAGAGCTAGAGGTGTTATGGGTAAAGGTGGTAAGGACGTAAGTCATACTGCCGACGGCAAATTTAAGATGGAAAACCCAAAAAGCAATAGGGCAAGAAATGGTCACGGCAAAAACGGTAGACTTGCTCCAGGTAAAGGTACTAAGAAATCTAAGCGGTAGGCAGACTAGCCTAGTCATTTAGTGCAATGGCGGTAAGGATAACCTCTGCAGAATCAATCAAGCAGGCTATTCTTGCTGATGTTTTACTGCGTGAAATATTTGTCAAAGTACAGGTCAACCAAACAGGACTAGCACCAATTGCTTTAGGACCAAGTGTTGGTATTCTTGGTATTCCTTCAATTAGTGATTTTGAAGCTACTTGGAAGCTTGCAATCATTGGTTTAACTAGTCTAGAATCTAAGCAAGTAGCAGATTCGCTTGAGAGAATATTTATTGGAGCGTCGTTCAAATTTTCTAATAACGACATCCAGGTTAGTATCTTTTCGCTGGCAACACGAGAAGTTTTAGAATCTGCAGAAGAACAGCAAAAATTAAAGAAAGATGCCCAGCGGTCAAAGAATCTTGAGAAGGCGATTGAATATGCTGAGAATTTAAAAAGCGGCATCGATGGCCAAAGAGGTATTCAAGGTATTGCAGGAGCAAAAGGCGAACCTGGACTACAAGGGCCACCGGGAAGAGATGGACAAGATCTTGTTGCTACTGAAGCCGAGCTTCATGACTTAAAGGATGTTTTTATTCCTGATCCAAGAGTTGGCCAGGTATTAACATGGGATGGAGCTAGTTGGGTTTCATTGTTTGTGCCACAAACGTACAGATATGCTGGAAGCGGTATAGAGGAAGCACCTAATGACGGTAATTATTATGTACGCCAAAACAAAGTTTGGATTCTGCTTTCTGAGGCATTAGGCAATACAGGTATCGAATCAGGAGACTTTGACCCGTAAGGAATACTAGTCTAGCATTTTTACGTCGATGCCAACCCCCGCTAATCGTGCAAAGATACAGGTAGCAAGGGGTTCCTTTACGAATATTTCTGCTAGCCTTTCCGATCTGCTTGATGGAGAGCTTTGTTACGCAAAAGACGAGAATAGACTTTATGTGGTTGAGGGTACAACCCTTACACCAGTAACGGCAGAAGACGATGATGTTTTAGTCGAAGTACATAATCAATCTGGTTCAGATATTGTAAAAGGCAAGCCTGTCTATGTCAGCGGGACTCATAGTTCAGGTAAGCCAATTGTTGAATTAGCTGATAATAATGGATCAGGAACTTATCCGGCGATTGGCCTTGTCCATGAAACAATTACGAATGGTGCTGATGGCAAAGTAATCATCAGTGGCTTGCTCACAAATATAGCTACAAGTACTTTAGGTAGCGCCGGAGATGCTCTTTATATTGATTCTACTGCCGGTGGTTTAACTACAACAAGACCTACTGCTGCAACAGAAAAAGTACAAAAAGTTGGATTAATTACAAGGTCACATGCTTCAAATGGCAGTATTATAATTATTGGTGCTGGACGTACAAATGATATTAACAATGAACTTGTTGCATTAACAGGTGTTAGTTTAAACGCTACTAATTTAGGAACGTTTACTGGATTAACAATTCCAGATAATCAAGACATTAAAAATGCACTGCAAGCATTAGAAACTAAAGCAGAAACGGCTATTGTTGATGCTGATATTTCCGCAACAGCTGAAATTGCGGTAAGCAAACTAGCAAATGGCACCGTTAACCAAGTACTGGTTACTGACGGCACAGATGTTAGCTGGTCCGATAATTTAACGATTGCCGGCAATCTCACAGTTTCCGGCACAACTACTACTATTGATTCACAGACTCTTACTATTGAAGATAAAAATATTGAACTTGCAAAAGTCACGACCCCAACAGACGTTACTGCCGACGGCGGTGGTATTACATTAAAAGGCACGACCGACAAAACAATTAATTGGATTGACGCAACTGATGCATGGACATTTAGTGAGCATATTAATATTGCAGATACAAAAGAATATAGAATGAATGGCACAGCCGTTTTAGCTTATTCTGGATCAGACAAGATTCTTGATAACGTTATTGTTGACGGTGGCACGTACTAATCGGTAACCTAGTTCGCCGTTATATAACGGTGTACCGGCCTACATAGGCACAAAAGGGAGCCACATGGCTAACACTATCAAACTAAGGCGTTCCGCAACGTCTGGGGCGGTTCCTACGGCTAGTCAGCTTGCCTTAGGCGAGTTAGCGATGAATACTTTCGATGGAAAGTTATTCATTAAAACAGATCAAAGTGGTACAGAGTCAATCGCTGAGATTGGCGCAGGTGGTAGCACAGTTACGATTGCAAGCACGCCTCCAGGAAGTCCTAATGTAGGAGATATCTATTGGGATGATGTTGATGGTTCAGCATACATCTATTACGATGACAGCGACACTCAGCAATGGGTATCATTAAGTGCTGCAGCTTCAGCAGTTGATTCTGCATTTATTGAAACTCCGCAATCTATTTCAACTGATAAAACAATTGCTGCTAGTACAAATGCAGGAATGATGGGACCGACAGTTGCCATCAATTCAGGTATATCTATTACTGTCGGAGCTAATTCTCAACTTACTGTGCTTAACTAATCATGGCATACGGAAAAATTAAAGCAGATTCACTCGTTTATGACAACAGTGGCTCTGATGTAGAAGTAACTCTGCAAAGTCTAACGACTAAACTTGGATCATCAGATATTGGATCAACTGTTCAAGCCTTTGATGCTGATACTGCGAAAACAGATGTAGCTCAAACATTTACATCTTTGCAAACACTGAATGCAGGACTAAGTGTTGATGGCCCTTACAAGCAAACAGCAGAAGCAGTGAGTGCTCTTGATATTGATCTTGCTACTGGCAACTATTTTACAAAAGCGATTAGCACCTCCTCCACAGTTACTTTCAGCAACCCACCAGCCTCTGGCACTGTTGGTTCCTTTACTTTAGAACTCGTTTTGACTGGTGCATCTACAGTTATTACGTGGCCAGGTAGTGTTTATTGGAATAATGATGCCGGTCAAACGGCACCAACCCTTGTTGATGCACGCACTCACCTCTTTATGTTTGTTACCACCGATGGTGGTACTAAATATCGCGGTGCTGTCCTAAGTAATTACACGGCTTGATATGGATCCTATTACACAACAAACAGTATTAGCTGCAGCAGGTGCAGCAGGTGCAGGTCCGCTTTATGTTGATGATGTTTTTAGTACTTATGTATATGAGGGTACAGGGCTATCCAAGCAAATTACAAATGGACTTGATTTAGCTGGTGAAAAGGGGTTAGTTTGGTTTAAAGCTAGAGAGTCCTTATCTTCACCTTACACTAATCTTGAATTGCACTGTTTATTTGATAATGTTAGAACAGGAGCTACTGGTGGAAGCGCAGGTGGAGGTGGTAGATTACGAACGGACTCGAGCCAAGGGGCTCAGCCAGATACTTATTTAGACTCATATAATTCTAATGGATTCACAATTACACCAAATTCTACGGAGAGTGCTGCAAATCTTATTAACCAGAGTGGAAAAGAATTCGTCTCTTGGTCATTCCGCAAAGCGCCTGGTTTCTTTGATGTAGTTACATATAACGGTGACCCAAATGGCAACCCTCAAAGCATTTCTCATAATTTAGGCAGTGTGCCTGGGATGATACTGGTTAAAAGAACTGACACTACTGAAAATTGGCATGTTTATCATAGGTCTACTGGTGCTACTAAGTATTTAATTTTAGATGCTAATAATTATGAAGCTAGCGGATCTAGCATCTGGAACAACACAACACCTACGTCCACTAATTTTACTGTTGGTACTAATGGTGCCGTAAATGGCTCTGGCGGCACCTACGTTGCCTACATCTTTGCCCATGACGACGCACAATTTGGCACGGATGGTGATGAAAGCATTATTAAATGTGGCAATTATACGGGAAACTACACAAGCACTTCTCCTATTAATCTAGGGTTTGAGCCGAGCTTTGTAATTATCAAGGGTACATCCGAGAACACCGATTTTGACTGGAGAATGTTTGACAATATGCGGGGTGTAAACACTGGAAGTAATGATATATCACTCTGTGCTAACACAGCGTCCGTAGAATTAGCCGGTACTAACTATGACCGCGACTATATTAGTTTTACTCCGACAGGCTTTGAGGTAAAGTCTAACGACAATTCGGTTGCTCAATCAGGTAAAAACTTCATCTACATGGCAATCCGCCGTCCGAATAAGCCGCCTGAAGCTGCAACGGAAGTGTTTGCTATTGATACAGGAAATGGATCTTCATCTATCCCAACATGGGACAGCGGGTTTCCTGTTGACATGGCGCTTGCCAAAAGCACCAGCAATGGTGACAGCTTTATGCCAGCAAGACTTATCGGGTCTAAACAATTAAAACCTACTGGACATGCTATCGAAAGTAGTGACGGTTCTTTAACTTGGGACTCAAATGCAGGATGGGCTAAGGACTACAACAGTGCTTATATTTCTTACATGTTCAAACGTGCCCCAGGTTTCTTTGATGTAGTTGCTTATCCGGGTGAAGGAGGAAGTAACAGGTCTGTAGCACACAATTTAACCGTAACGCCAACGTTGTGGATTACTAGAAATAGATTGTCAATTGGAGGTTGGTATGCCAACTACACAGTAGTTGATGGCAGTTGGGATTATCTAAGACTTGATAACGACGGATCAGTAACTGGTGTAGGAGGTGGCCTTACATTACCTACGTCAACAGCATTTTTTGTAGATTCAAGTGGTGGGAGTGATATCAGTGGTGACACTTATATCGCTTACCTATTCGCAACCCTACCCGGCATCAGTAAAGTAGGTACTTATTCTGGTGATACTGGAAATGCAGTTAACGTTGACTGCGGGTTTACGAATGGTGCCAGGTTTGTATTAATCAAAAGAACCGATAGCTCTGGCCATTGGTATCTTTGGGATACAACTCGTGGTTACAATGGAACCACTGATAACTTCTTACTGGTAAATAGTCCCTCAGGGGAAAACGCTAATATAGCCAATATTGATGATCATCTTGACGCATTACCTGCAGGATTTACCGTAAGAGCTTCGTCAGGAGTTAATACTTCTGGTGCAACCTACATCTTCCTTGCAATCGCTTAAACATAACTAACTATGGAAATTAGAAATCGATCAAATTTAGCCTCCGCTACCCTTCATGCTAGTGGCGGCACCTACTTATTCCTCGCCATTGCTTAATCATGGAAATCCGCAACCGTTTAGATGGTGAATTGACTACCGTTAGTCAGTTCAAAGCAACACAACCGAATACTAGCTTCCCTAAGCAAATTACAGCTGACATCCTTAATAGTTATGGGTATGATCCTGTACTAAATGGTCCAGCAGCTACTGTCACTGCTCCTTATGGCGTCAGCATCCGTGATGGCGTTGAAGAGATTGATGGGCAATGGTTTACTAAGTTTATCGCTGGCCCGGTTTTCACTGACACAACCGATGACGACGGCAACGTAACGACAGCAGCCGACAATGAAATTGCGTACAAAGCACGTATTGATGCAGAGGCTGCTAAATCAGTTCGTGCAAAGCGTGACAAGCTCATTGCTGAAACCGACTGGGTTATTGTTATGGCAAAAGAGACTGGAACAAACATTCCATCTGCAGTAAAAACTTATAGACAAGCTCTTCGCGATCTGCCTAGTGCTGATGGTTTTCCACATACGATGACCTGGCCGGCACCACTGGAATAATATATATAGCACAAGGCATTAAATGGCCCTTGATTTTCCAACGCCAACAACAGTTGGTCAAATATTTACGCAAGGGTCATTAACGTATATTTGGGATGGAAACAAATGGGTTGGTCAAGCACCAGCAGCAGCAGTTCAAAGTAAAATTGAGAAAGGTAATACATCTGCTGAAGTTGTTGACACCGGCTCTGACGGCCAGTTTAAAGTAACAACTGAAGGA